CAACGAATACGCTTCGGTCCTGGTCGCGCGGGACTTCGCGTCGATGACCTGGAGTTCGCCGTTCCGTCGACAGACGAAGTCCGCGGTATACCGTCCCACGACAACCGGGAATCCAGCCCGGTCGTTGACAATCAACGGGAACCGCCGTTGTCGTTGGAGGTGCGTGATCTGTCCCGCGAGCTGTTCCGCGCGGAGCTCCTGGTAGACGCGCGCTTCGTGCGCGGAGTCGAACCGTTGACCGTCGACCGTGGTCTTCTTCGCGTGGTACTTGTTCCCCGCGGGCCGACTGGCGGACTCCCGCGCCAGTAGTTCCTTCACGTTGACGTCCCGCCAGCCGGCCCAGCCGCTCATTTGGTCGTCTTCTTCATCTGTCGGCGCGCGCGCGCCAACTGGAGTTGAAGTTTCCGAATCGTGACCTGCATGTCGTAGATCGTGCCCGCGGCCTCGACCAGCAGTCCGAGGAGGTCCGGGTCCTTCGTCGACTTGACCCGCTCGAGCGCGCCCAGCAACCGTTTTGTCTGGACCGGGAGCGACGTCGGTCGGCGAATATGTCGGAGTTGAAGGGTCCGGAGCTGGAGCGACGGCATCGTCCTGGTCCTCCGTTTACTCGACTTCGGTGATGATGACCTTCGCGACACGACCCTGCCCGTTCAGCCGTTCACGTAAACACTTCGTCGCGGTGACTTTCATCCAGAACACCGGCAACCGGTCATCAATCAACGCGGGACTTGGCTTCGTGTTCCCGGCGTCGATGATGACCCACGCTTTGTACGTCATGGGTCGTCCCTCCTTCGGTGGGATGCGGCCGGGGCTCGACAAGGCGACGGATGTCGACCCACGAATGGCCGTTGTCGCATTGGAGGAGTCCGACCGCGACGGCATCCGCGCGATCCGCGACTTCTTTGACGAGTCGAATGACCGCGCCACAATCACAGCGTACCGGCGCGACGGTCATGCTTGGCCCCGCGTGAGGAGGTCCAGCATCGGCATGTCCACGTCGTCGGAGTCGGTCATGCCTAACGGGAGGCGTTCCCCGTAGCGCGCCCACGCGATCCCAACCGCGCCGGACCCTGGAAAGATGTCGACGAGGTCGTCACCAGGTCGAAGATTCAAGAGGTCGAAAATCCAGAAACAGAACCCCAGGGGTTTCTGTCCCGCGACGCGCGCGCCGGGTTGATGCGCGCCGGCCCCGGCGAGGGGAATGTTGACGCTGACCCAATCGCGCGGGGTCGTCCCGATACCGCCCTTGTCGGGATAGTCGGCCGCGGACCGCGTCCGTCCGCCACGAAACAGGACCGGTTCCCACGCGTACGCGGGCCAGACGTACGGTTTGAAGACGTGGAACGGTTTGACCCACGCGCCGATGCGGACGTCCTCCGGACAGAGCGGCAGCAGGACCTTCAGGGACGACGACGAACACGACAGCGCCCAACCGTCCGGGAACTCGTCGCAGAGATGCGCCACCAGGAGCGGATGATTGACCTCGTGTCGCCCGTAGTGTTTCGCGGACTGCCCCACGTACGGCGGATCGGCGTACGCGACCTTCATCGTCGGTTCCGCTGTTTGCACTGTCGAAGGGTTTCATGGTCGCGCGCCGTGACCCCGACGCGCCGGATGTCCTGTTCGATCCACGCGGAGCCCAGGTCCCGATACTTCGTCCCGCGTTCGCGGGCGTGGACCGCGTCCGGACGATGGTCGGCACAATACGTGACCCGACCGACGACGTAGATCCCGGGCTTGCCGCACTCACAGGGGAGCGGGACCAGTCGTTGCGTCCACGGCGTTTCGCGCGATCCGCGACGTCGGAGTTCCTCGACACAGCGTTTCACGCGTTCGCCTTGTTGTGGCCCACAAAACCCATTCGGTCGCGCCATCGCGCGGACGACCCCGCGGAGCCATTCGGACGGCAGGAGTCGGATCGGGCGCATCCGGCCATCGGGACCCCGACAAAGGTCGGGTCGATTCAGGAGTTCCGCGAGCTCCGGCGTGATGGGACGACTCCACAACGTACGCGGACGACTCACGACACGAGCTCCCGCGCGTGGATGATGGCCGGCCGGACCCATCGACGCTGGAACGCGCGCCACTCCGGCGGCGGAGCGTGTTTCATCGCCGCGGGGGTCTCCGGTTTCCACAACATCGCCATCGGCGTGAACCCGATCCGGACCATGTCCGTCAATCGGGTCTCCGCCTTCGCGAACGTGTCGGAGGGATACCCGATGAGGACATAGCACCGGAGTCGATGCGACTCCCGGGTCCAGCCGGCCGCCAGCATCCGATGCGCGGCGTCCGCGAGGGTCTCGAACGGGTCTCCTGGGTCGTACGCCCAGAACATCGCGGGCCGCGGATGGAGACTCGCGAGGAGCTCGACTTGATAGTCCTGGAGGGCGGCCGCCTCGAGGCCGCCCGTAAAGCACACGCGTTGGGTCTGTCGACGAAGCATGTCGAAGACCTGCCGAACGTGCCACTCCGGACAGGACAACAGGTTGTCGTCCAGGACGTTCCATCCGTCATGAATCGGGAGCGGATGCGCGGTCGGCCATTTCTTCCAGACCGAACAGAACCAACACCGGCGCGGACACCCGCGGGACGTGATCGTGTAGCCCGGTCGAATGTAGCGTCCGGGGATGAACTCTAGACTCGTATCGCCGTACGCGACGCCGCCGAGTTTCGTCGGGGCAATCCGCGACCACGCCTCCGCGAGCCGTTCCGCTTTGGGTTTGTCCCAGGTGAACGTCACGGAGACATGGACTTCGTCCGCCTCGTCGAACAACGTCGGCGGACCGAACCGAACGTCCGCGTCCGTCGGCGTTGCTTTCGTCCGTCGAGGAAAGACCCGGAGGAGGGACATCGACTCAGTCCCCGCACCCGGGCGCGAACGTCCAGGGCTGTTGGAAACTGCCCGCGAGAAACAACGTCCAACAGTCCCCGCTGAGGAGGTCCACGCGATGACGGTCCGTGGCCGTCAACACGTTCACGTCGCCCGGACGATACTCGCGGACGCGCCGGTGGTCGACACCGGTTCCGACGCACCGCTCCTCGCGATAGCCACCGGTCAGAATCAGACTCGCACTCCAGTCCCACGGATGGGAATGAACCTCGACGGACGGGTCCGAGGCGAGAAAGTGATGCAGGAAAATCGCCGGTCCCGACCGTCGCGCGCCTGGACTCCAGCCCGCCGCAAAGAACCGATCCAGATACGGGGTCCCGCGGGGCGCGATCCGTTGGACCCCTAACGTCCCGGCGAGTCGTTCGCACCAGGCGCGCGCGGCACGGTCGTCGAACGGCGGTTGGTCCATCAGGGGACGTCCGACCCGCGTTCGGGATGTTCCTCGTCGTGGAGCTTCGAGACCACGGACGCCCACTTCCGGAACGTCGCGCGGATGCGTCCCTCGTGGTCGAGGAACTCCAGAAGGACGTCGGGACTATCCGTGTTGGACACGACCTGGTAGCCCGATCCGGTGATCTCGCGTTCGTGTCCGTCTTCGTAGCGGACAACATAGGTCCGCGGGATGGACGACAGAACGCGTCCGACACGTTCGCCCGGTTTCGTGTCGGGTTTCGTGGATGGAGTCGTCATGGTTTGTTGTTCTCCCTGTTTACCGCGCCAAAAGAGGGGTCAGACCGCGGCGGTCCCGCCGATCCACGCCGTCCCGTTCCAATAGCACGGTTGCGCGTCCCCGGTCGCGACGTACTGTCCCGACGTCCACGCGGTCGCGGGGTTCGCGGTGATACCCGTCATGGCGGCCTGGTTCGCCGGAGCTGTCGCCCCGGCTGGCGTGAACGACCCGGGGATGCCGGCCGTCGCGCCGGTCGCCGGGATTGGCGTCGCGAGCGTCGAACTCTCAATGGCCATGCATTGATTCTTGAGCGTGACCACGTCGTCGGCGCGCGCCTGGTACTGCGTTCCCGGCGTCCGCGGGATTCCGTCGTAGGTATGCGGACGCAACGATGTCACGGTGATTTCTTCGGCCATGGAACCCATGCCTCCTTACGGGTTGTGCAGACGGAGACCGCCATCGAGCAGTCCCAGGA